CTAACGACCTTTACTATATTAGAGGACAAATCAAGTCACTTGATGACTTGCAACAAGACATAATAGACTTGTTAAAAAAACAGGAGCAATAAAAAATGACAGAGTCCACGGAGCAACCGAAACGGACTGAGACATTGAAAAACGCTTACAAGAATGAAGCTGAAGTCAAAAAAGTCTTAGACGAAAAAGCAATTGATAAATCATTATTAGATAGATTACCTACACCTACGGGTTATAGAATGTTAATTCTTCCGTATAGTGGTCCTACAAAGACCAAGGGTGGTTTATATCTTAGTGAACAAACGCAAGAAACAATCCAACTTACAACAGTTGTTGGCCTTGTACTTAAACAGGGAAATCTTTGTTATAGAGACAAAGAAAAATTTCCTTTAGGTAAATGGTGCGCTGAAAAAGATTGGGTTATCTTCGGAAGATACGCAGGCTCTCGATTCAAAATAGACGGGGGAGAAGTGCGGATCTTAAACGATGATGAAATCATCGCTACCATATCTAATCCTGCCGATATTTTGCACCATTACTAGGAGGGTAAAATGGCAGAAGAAAACAAACCTCAACAAGAGGTTGATATCGACACTGATGGTGTTAATGAGGAAATCATTAATGTTGATAAACCAGTAGAGCCTGATGAAGCATATTCAAAAAAAGAAGATGTTGATTTAGGATACACAAATCCAATACGAGAAACAAAAGTTGAAGATCAACCTGAAGAAAAAAAGGAAGAACCTACAACTGAAGTTGAAGTAGAGGAAAAAAAAGTTGAAACTAAACCTGATAACTTAAAAGATAAACAATCTAACTATCAGAAAAGAATCAACGAATTAGTTTTTCAAGCTAAAGAAGCAGAGAGAAGAGAAAAAGCTGCTTTAAACTATGCTAAAGGACTAAAAAAGAAATATCAGAACGTTGAAACTAAATTAAGCGAAACTGATAATAATTACCTTAAAGAAATCCAAGCAAGAGTGACTTCAGAACAAGATGCTTTAAAAACATCTTTAAAAGAAGCTATGGAAGCTCAGGATGCTGAAAAGGTAGCTGAGATAAATTCTAAAATGACTAAGTTAGCCGTTGAAAATGAAAAGGTTAATTTAACATTACAAGAAAGAGAATCTCAAAAAAAACAAGCAGAAGAAAACAAAAACACATCACAAGAAGAACAAATACCTGGTGAACAGCCAGTACAAATAAGTCAAAAAGCTCAAGATTGGGCTTCAAAAAATGAATGGTTTGGCTCAGACAGAGTTATGACTGGAGCTGCTATGTCTATTCATGAAGAGCTTGTAGGGCAGGGTATTGAATCAGAAAGTGATGAGTATTATAATAACATTAACAAACGAATGAGAGAGTATTTCCCTCAAAAGTTTGCCCAGGATTCGACTGATAAAGAACCTGTAGCTACTAAGCAACCCGTCCAAAACGTAGCTGGGGTAAGTCGAAGACAAGGAGGACGCAAGTCTGTGAAACTCACCAAGTCACAGGTAGTAATCGCTAAGAAATTAGGGGTGCCACTAGAGGAATACGCAAAATTCGTGAAGGGAGGAAACTAATGGAAAAGATAAGAACTTCACGCGAGTCATCAACTAGAGCTAAAGAAGTTAGAAAAGTTGATTGGGCTCCATCATCCAGTTTGGATGCGCCACCTGCACCGAAAGGTTTTGCACATCGTTGGATAAGAACAACAGTGCAAGGTTTCGATGATACGTCAAACGTGTCTCGTAAACTCAGAGAGGGTTGGGAATTTGTTAGAGCTGATACGATCGTAAGTGAGTTAGGCAAAAATGATTATCCAACTATATCTGAAGGTAAACATCAGGGGTTAATCGGAATTGGAGGGCTGGTGTTGGCTAGAATTCCAATTGAGTTACTAGAAGCAAGACAAGCCTATTTTGAAAAAATAACACAAGATAGGATGCAGTCTGTAGATAGTGATTTAATGAAGGAACAACATCCTGACATGCCAATCAATATTGATAGGCAGTCAAAAGTGACCTTTGGTGGTAGTCGCAAGAAATAATTTTTTTGCAATTGCTATCGGGTCTTTAAGATAAAACGTTAAATATAAGGAAACTAAACTATGGCAAACGTAAAAGAACAGTTCGGTCTAAGACCGTACAGAAAACTAGACGGTACACCATTGGTTGGTGCCCAAAACAGATACACGATAGCTAGTAACATGGGTCATGCAATTTTCCAAGGAGACTTGGTTATTGTAACGACTGCTGGTAATATTGAGAAATACAATAATACCAACAACAGTGCTGGTTTATCTACAGCTGCAGTGGGCGTTTTTAACGGTGTGTTTTATACAGATCCAACTACACAAAAGCCAACTTACGGTAACTACTACCCAGGTAGTATTGTTGCTGATGATATAACTGCTTTTGTAGTAGATGACCCAGATGCGGTCTTCTTGGCAAACGCTGATGAAGCTTTTACAAGAGCGGATCTATTTAGAAACTACGCTGTTACTTTCACAACTGGTGTAACACAAACTGGTATATCTAAAGCAATGTTAGACGTTTCAAACTCAGGAACTACAGTGTCATTCGTATTACAAGCGATTGATATTTCTCAGGACCCTGATAACTCTGACACTGCAACATCAAACGCTAATATCTTGGTGAGAATAAACCACCACCAATATAGAAGCAGAACAGGCATATAATAGGAGATAATTATGGCTATATCACGATCGCAACTAGTTAAAGAACTAGAGCCAGGATTGAATGCCCTATTCGGCCTGGAATATAAAAGGTATGAAAATCAGCATGCTGAAATTTATACTACAGAAACATCTGACAGAGCTTTTGAAGAAGAAGTAATGTTAGCGGGATTCGCTTCTGCACCAACTAAACAAGAAGGTGCTGGAGTTGTGTTCGATCAAGCAAATGAAACTTTCACTGCTAGATACAACCACGAGACAATCGCGTTAGCTTTTGCTATCACAGAAGAAGCAATCGAAGATAACCTATACGATAGACTTGCTGCTAGATACACAAGAGCATTAGCAAGATCTATGGCAAACACGAAGCAAGTAAAAGCTGCAAACGTATTGAACAATGCACAAAACACAGCTTTCACAGGTGGTGATGGTAAAACGTTGATTAACAACGCTCACCCATTAGCTACAGGTGGAACGTTTTCGAATGTTCTTGCAACAGCGGCAGATCTTAACGAAACATCATTGGAACAATCTTTGATTGATATCCAAGCATTTGTTGACGAAAGAGGTCTTAAAATTGCTACTCAAGGTGTGAAAATGATAATTCCAAAAGAATTACAATTTACAGCTGAGAGATTGATGAAGTCTCCGCAAAGAACAGGAACTGCAGATAACGACATCAATGCTATTGCTTCAATGGGAATGGTACCTCAAGGTTACAGAGTGAATAACTTTTTAACTGACACAGATGCCTTTTTCCTAATGACTGATGTACCTAACGGCATGAAAATGTTTGTTAGATCACCAATCAAAACAGCAATGGAAGGTGACTTCGATACGGGTAATGTTAGATTTAAAGCTAGAGAAAGATATTCTTTTGGATTCTCAGATCCAAGAGCTATATTTGGAAATGGTAAATTAGTCTAATACTTACATTAGTATTACGAATTAGAAGGGGCGGTGTTCACATCGCCCCTTTTTTTATGTATAATGAAAAGACCTAGATTAAATAATCTGCAGACTGGCTAGGCAGACGCTATAGAGACTGCAGGTATAAAACTATAGGAGAAGTAAATTATGGCAAATACAACTTTTTCGGGACCAGTCCGATCGGAAAATGGTTTCGAAACAATCGTAAAAAACAGCACCACTGGTGCAGTAACTAAAATAGCAGATGTAAATGGAGTAACTGGTGGTAATTCAGTTACAGCTGATGCAGCTGTAGAGTCAGGTGCTTTATTTTTAAGCAGTATTGCAACTGATGGTTTTGTAATGAAAACTTACCAAGCAACTGTAGCAGTAGCAAACGGTGCCACAACAGGTACTGAGGCAGCTATTGGTTTCCCAGCAGACTTTATCCCAATGTTTGTTGTAGTAAGAAACAACACAGTTACAACAACAGGTGGAGTAATTGCAGATGTTGGAACACAAGGTTCAGCTCAAGCTTATGTTGATGGCGCAGCTTTAGCATCAAGTGCAGCAACAGCTAAAATCTTTGCTTGTAATGGAGTAAACGGAATTGGATCTGGTGGTTCAGGAACTACAGCAGGAATACCAATAACACCTGATGAAATTATGGTGACAATGGCAGACCCTGGAGCATCTGGTGCGTCTATAACAGTGACATTCATTGGAATGACATTTACGACAACATTGGACTTAGTATAATAATTAAACTGGTGCTCCTTCGGGAGCACCTAATTAGGAGAAAATATGTCAAGTACAAGTATACAGGCGAAAATGTTTAAAGCTGTTACAGCAAGCACAACAGCACTAGCAGCCGTGCAAACAAGATCAGGCGCTGGTGACATGACACTTACTGGAACTTCAGTAAACGATGGCTCAAACATGTCAACGACTGTTACACTAACTTCTGCATCCAATAACGCTTCTGTTGGTTTTACAATTACGGGAACTGACGCAAACGGAAACGCTGTTACTGAAACAATTGGTACTGGTCCAAACGCTGGCACAGTCACTGGCTCAACAAAGTTTTTAACAGTTACTCAAGTTGCACACGATGCTAGTATCACTGCGGTATCAGCTGGCTTTACAGCTACAACTGAAACAACAGGAATAGTCTTTGCTGGAGCAACAAGAGTTAGAGGAATGCATGGAGTATCAAAATCTTCAGCTGCTGGTGCAATGATCATTAGAAACGGATCTCAAACAGGAGATAAAAGATTAGAACTAGATGCACCTGCTGCAGCTGGTATGATAGATCCTTATATCCCTGATGAAGGTATTCGTTATCCTGATGGTGCGTTCATAGATATCAGTGGTGGTTTTGATAGTGTGACGGTATTTTTCGATGGAAGTTACTAATAAAGTATATACATCGCAACTTTTAAAATTAAGACGTGGAGGCGATACAATGCCTCCACGAAGTAAAAAGTATTTTCGTTCTACAAAAAGTGGAGCGGGGATGACAGCAGCTGGTGTTGCTAAGTACAGGAGAGATAATCCTGGTTCAAAACTTAAAACAGCAGTTACAGGAAAAGTAAAACCTGGATCTAAGGACGCAAAGAGACGAAAATCATTTTGTGCCAGAAGTGCTGGACAAATGAAGAAGTTTCCAAAAGCAGCTAAAGATCCAAACTCAAGGCTAAGACAAGCTAGAAGGAGATGGAAATGTTAGAAAAATTAAAACAACAAATTTTGTGGGTGGTCAGAACTATTTGGAACAAAATCAAAAATATTTGGAGCAAATGGATAGACTGGGTATTCAAAGGTTTTTATAAATAATGAAAAAACAAAAAAGTAAATTAGAATGGTTTAAGAAAAATATTGTAATTGTTCCTGTTGTGGCCGCAATTATAGCAGGAACATTTACATCGGTAAGATATGTATTATCTTTAACAGATACTATTACAGCTAATCAAGAAACTATTATAAAGATGGAGTCTAAATTAAGTAGCTCTACAGCAGATATTAATGACCTAAAACAAAGATTGTCCGCAGCAGAAGCAACTTGGACAATGGCTGAAAATTTATACAGACAACTAGCAGATACAG